CGTGGGCTCGGAGATGTGTATAAGAGACAGGATATATTGCCTTATGCATATGGAGGCATGTCATTCGACGATGGTTGTATCATGCCTGATAGCTTGATACGGATGAAAGTCGATGCAAAGATTAAGAAAATCGTGGAACGTTCTGAAGCAGACAGCTGGGTGGGCTATCTTACTGATAGCGATAGGAACTTTAGGATTGATGTGGCTAGTATACTGCCTTATAAAGGAAATCGTGAGGGAAGTTCGAAGCCGCCTAAGTGGCAAATGATTAGAGACTACTTATTATCTGAGTATTCTAACCAAGTGACACTAGTATCTGGTATAGAGGCTGATGATCAGCTAGCTATAGACCAATATAAGAGTTATGACCTAGCAGTTAGGGCTCTAGCTGACACAGGTTGTACACCCAATGAATTTAAAATATGTGTTGATGATTGTTATGATCACACTATTATATGTTCTATAGATAAAGACCTGATGATGGTGCCTGGTTGGCACTACGACTGGAACAAGGACAAGAGAGTCTTTGTAACTAAGGTAGCGGGTCTACGCTGGTTCTATAAGCAACTACTTACTGGTGATACTGTCGATAATATCAAGGGATTACATGGAGTAGGCCCCAAGTCTACCCTATTGAAATACCTAGATGATTGTGATGAAGAATGGATGATGGCTGCCCATGTATATGGGGAGTACTTCAAGAGATTCGGACATTACGCATCACTATTCATGAGAGAGAATGCATCTCTGTTATGGATGTTAAGATCTGAGGGTGATGTATTCGATTACAGCCATCTTCTAGATACACAGGCAGAAGCGAGAGCACCTGCTACTAATGATTGGCCAGCTCACGTTGACTGGTCACAATTTAATCCTAACAAAGAGGAAGAAAATGAAATACCTTTCTAAATTACTAGAGCTTTTCCGCTCTATCTACAGCCTACCAGGTCTAGCTCAGGTCATTGACCGTGCAGCTCTTGAGTACCTTAAAGGCCGTGCACAATCATCTAAGAATAAAGTAGATGATAAGCTAGTACTTGTAGTTGAGGCAGCATTAGCTGGTAAAAATTACCGTGCTGTTATGAATGGCAAGGCTAAATAGAAAGCATAACTCTTCGGTCTATAGATCTGGACTAGAAGAGAAGACTGCTAAATCCCTGGAAGAAGCAGGTGTCTCATTTGAATTTGAGACACTTAGACTTCCGTATATAGTACCGGCTTCAGACCACACCTACACACCAGACTTCATCATCACTACTAAGACAGGTAAGACTATCATAGTGGAGACTAAGGGGATCTGGAACTGTCAAGATAGGGTTAAACACCTACTCATAAGACAACAACACCCCGAGCTAGATATCAGATTTGTATTCACAAGATCCAAGTCTAAGATATCTCCTAACTCTAAGACTACCTACGCAAAGATATGTGAAGGTAAGTGGAGAGGGAAGTTTAAAGGTGTGGTATGGAAGTACGCAGACAAAAGAATACCTGAGGAATGGTTAAATGAGTAACATTGAAGAACAAGTACAATCTTTCATGGATGAGTACACAGCAAACGTAGCAGAACATGGCTTAGAGAAAGGCAATGCCTTCGCTAACGAACGTCTGATTGAACTATCACGTGATATGGATGAAGAGACAGCCGCAGCTTTCACAGCAGCAGCTCGTAAACCTCTTAATGAATTCCTAAACACAGTGATGGAATCTGACGGTGAGTAATTGGGACGCTGAGTACCAGCGTTGGCTAGAAGATAGCTACCAGTACTACATCTTATCAGTTGAGACTAGTCGTTGTGATTATGACTATGATCTAGCAGCCAGTCATCTATTAAAGAACTGGGATGAGGTAACTCACCCAGCTAAGAGTTTGATTACTGAAGATGATCTTCGTTGTGGTTCTGCTTTCACTATTAAGAAAGAAGATTACCCTGAAGATATCCAAAATAAGTTTGTATAAACGAAGAAACCCCCATAAGCGCGAGCCTATGAGGGTTTTTTTTCGTCTGTATCTTTTACATCATTCTACCGAAGGCTGCATTACCTGCCTTCTCAGCAGCAGTAAGCTTCTTCTTACCTTTAGCAGGTGTAGATTTCTTTTTCTTAGTCGCCTTAGTCTTAGGCTTAACCTTTGGTTTACCTAGCGCACTTGCAAAAGCCTTACGGCCTGCTTGATCTTTAGCAAAGTTAAGTGCTGCTTTACCAGTTAATGTTGTTGATGCCATGAGCTTCTCCTAGAAGTCTTTCCATAGAGTCAATAACTCTTGGAAGTTTGCAGTTACAATAAGAGGAACGGATATGACTAGTGCCTTAAGGAACCACATAGTATATCTCCAGAAGGACATATTATCTTTGAGCTCTTCAAGCTTAGACATGATTTCATCTCTCTCAGATTTAGTTTCAATCCGATGTTCATCGAACTTCTTTTCGATCATCTCCATCTTTCCTAATACGTATCCAATATCCTGAGCATTCGAGGTTACTTGATTCTTGGTGGTATTATTTTCAGACATTGACTTTCCTTATTCAGATGCTGTCTCTGAAATATTGTTATTAGTGGTACGAGCCAAGACATCAGCTAACCATTTTTCAGCTGGTTGTAATATAGACCCATAATTAGGATTGCGATGTAAGTCATAGAGACTATTAAGATCTTTAGTTTGTTGACGGTACACTACCACACCTTCTTTAGGTATGAAGGAGCTACTATTCACAAGCTGAACATTAGATACCACGAATCGTTGAGTATCATTATCAAATGTAACATCTAGGTTACGTTGATTAATGCTATCAACAGTGATAGTATCCCATGCATTAGTGGATTGTATTAGTTGGTTGGTAGCTTCTTTACCAGCACCAATATAACCAGCTGAGACACGAGGTTCATTCAATTGTTTGACTGCACCTGCTACGTCATCTACATCTATAACTAAATTGTTAATGTTAGTGAGAGTATTCATCTTAACTTGATCAGTAGTCTCACCAGCTTTCTGTGCACCTAGTCCATACCATGCATCTAGCTTAGAAAAGCCAGGTACTGGATCGGGGCTAGCTATACGAGAGGCTGCATCAATCATTAGTTGTTTAGTATTAGCGAGGAAGCTTGGATCAGTTCCAGAAGAAGCAGCTAACGAAGCGATAGCCTGTGCTTGTTGAGGATTAGTAGCATTCAGAGATGCGGTTAAAGCTGTAATGCCACCGTCACCTAGTATACTAGCGACACTATTGATTCTATCAATTTGTCCACCTAGACCATTCTTCCACATAGATGTATCCAGTTGCTCACGCTTCTGTAACATCTTCTGAAGATCTTTATCATGAAAGCTGAGTCGCAGATCAGCTATCTGTTTACTATTACGTTCCTTCTGAGTAGATGTAGTACTTGGGTCTACAATCTCACCGTTCTGACGTAGTCTAGCTACCTCTTGATCGATGCCTCTATTCAGGGCACGTTCTAGTTGTGTAAGCTGAGCATCTAGTCCATCTAATTCATTCTGATCTAGTGCTTGCTTCTGCCCGTAAGCGGTAGCAGCTCTAGCTGTCAGAGTATCAATGCCTATGTTCAAGGCTTTGTTATTATCTGTAACTACTTGACCAAAGCTTACAACACCTAATGCTTTATTCTGTTCCAAGTCCTGTATGATAGCTACCTTACTCTGTTCTTTAAGAACACGTTCAGGTGTGATATCACCTTGATAGATATTTTCCATACGGTTCTGGAAAGCTAGTTGACGTTGAGTCACAGCACCAGTTGTTGCAGAGGGAGCCTTACCAGTTAAGGTAGAGAAGGCAGCCTCAATCTCTGGAGCTAGGTGCATGTTCTCACTCATGAATCTACGTTTAGCTGCTAGAGCTTTAGTATTAAATTCACCAGGAGATAGGAGACCTTGCTCGTTAGCATTCTTAAATGAAGCGAAAGCAGATAGATACTGTGTTTGTACAGCCTTATCTTCTGCTGTGATCTCTCCATCAGCAAATCTAGTATTAACAGAAGCAGCTAATGTCTGAAGATCATTCTGAGTATTACTTGCTTCTTGTTTCTGTATAGCTAACTCATTGGCAGTAAAGATAGCTTGACCAACAGCTTGCTTATCTTCAGCTGCCTGAGTGTCTAGCTGAGCCTGACGCTTAAGAGCTGTCTGTTTCTCAGAAGCTCTAATGAAAGTGTTAGCTATACCAGGTAGAGCGGCTAGTGTCTGCTGTAAAGCAGATGGCTGTGAAGGTAAAGACCTAGAAGGAGCTGTTACCCTAGCCTGACTTTGAGGAGTTGGTAATGATACATTAGCCATGTTATTCTTGCTCCGGTGTAGGTTTAATTAAGTTAGCTTGGAAAGATTTAGTACCAGTGTTACCACTAGATCTAATGTAGTTTGTAATGAACTGATAGTTCTCTCTATCGAAGCCAGATCGTTGTTCACGTGTGGAGTTAAGAGTCCTGCTAATAAGTTCTTGTCTTACGTTAGGTTCCTTCTCCCACTCTGATAAGATCACAGCTTGAGTAGCTTCAAACATTTCCTTGTTACCATTAATTCTGAAAGTATTAATAGATTTCTTCAAAGCTCTAACAGATTCCTGTTCAGCCTTCTTACGATCATAGTTCATAATCTTCTGATCATAGTAAGCATTCTCAATATCTAGAGGGATACCCATAGCCTTAGCTAGTAAGGATTGAAAGCTTATACCTTCCATATTCTCTACGCTAATAGAGATGTTACCACGTTTATCTGTAATACCGCCTAGCTCATGTAAGAAGTAGATCTTCCTAGCATTAGACCAAGTAGAAGTGATAGCCGCTACATCATCAATTGCTTTTAGTGCGGAATCTTGTGCTATTTCCAGTGTCTTAGCTACAGAGAAAGTCTTAGCAGCTTCATACGTAGTCATCATAGCATCTTTAGTAGAACCTGCCGCAGTTAAACCACGTTGTACTACACCTACTGAAGGTGCAGAGAAGTTGATAGAGTTTGAATCACCTGATGCTAGTTTACTAAACCCTACAGCTAGATCATACAAGACGTTATCATCTAGTCCTGCAATGATTGAGCCAGGATCAGAGAAGTTATTCTGAAATCCAATAGCATTAAAGAATGTACCAACAACACCAGTATCAATAGCCTTACCTATAGTAGGGTTCTCAACATTGAATGTTAGTGGGTCACCAGCACGAGTCTGAGACTTACTCCACTCAGCTACTTGCTCTACAAGAGGAACACCAGCTGTACCATAGAGTGCAAGCTGTCCAACGAAAGCCATAGCAGCTTCCTTCTGTGTCCACTTACCATTACCTAGGGCACCGCCTACTACATTCTCTACTAGCTTAGCTTGTACTTGTAAGAACTGTGTAGGTATAGCAGTTAAAGCATTCGTCTGCCATGAAGCAGCATTCTCACGCTGCATGTTCATGTTCATGCGTAGAGTATCATCAGTGATCTCTCTAATAGCTACATCATCCATAGCTCTAGAAGGATTAGCAGCCTTCCAGTTACGTCGAGCTATATTCCAAGAGATAAGACGAGCCATTGACTCACCTTCTTCGAAGAATATACGACCAGCACTAGATATCTTCTGGAAACTTTCCTTAGTTCCTTGAGAGAAGCCACCTAAGTTAGCACGATAGTCTGCTGTTCTCATTACACCGTCACGTAGACCAGATCTCTTGAACTGTTCTAAGGAAAGCTGCATATCACTGATGTCAGCATCCTTAGCAAGGCCCTTAGAAGCCTGTTTAAGCAACGCTTTGTCTACAGTAGGGGTGTAGAGGAAGATACGTTGTATAAACGCGTCCTTGATAGCCCCAGGAGCTTGTAGAGGATACATACTAACTGACAAAGCAGCATTCTGTGTCTGTACATACAGCTGACGAGGGTTAAACCACCCTAAATAGGCATCAAAGGTAGCACCTTTCAACGATTGTAGTGGATCTGCACTAGCAATGTTAACAATCTTATCTCGTACCTTACTATTAGGTAGTAGATCAGCAGTTTTCATAACAAAGTTAGACCAACCATTCTCCTGATTCATAGGAATACGTAGAGAATTGATCATATACGTACGATGTGCTTCTAAAGCAGTACGTGTAGGAACATCAGAGATACTATTAAGTGATACTGTCTTCCATTCAGCAGGATCTGCAAGCTGTCTGAAGATTAAAGCATCGCTTTCAACACCTTGGTTCTTCAATGCTTGTGTAGCACCCTGTTTCCACTTATCAACTACCGCTATACGGTACTCATTGAGTGGCATCTGATTAGAAATAGACTCAACCATACGCTGAACTGACTGTCCAGTAGATAAACGACTTACTTCATCAGCTAGTCCCTCACCTTCGAAGATACCAGTACGGTTACGAGCCCCAGTATATAGACCACCGTAGGTATTAGCTTCTTCTGCTACTACACCTAAGGCATTAAAGTCTCTATCTTGTATAACTTGTAGGTTAACAGTCTGATCAGCAGGTACATTGTCAGCAACTTGCTCAGCATGACGCGTAGCAGCCCACTCTTCAGCAGCTGGCTTAGTCTTAAACCTTGCTACTGTACGTACTGAACTACGTGCTGTATCCTTAACATAGTAATAACCAGGTTTAGAGATACGTGGTACATAACCGACAGACTTATTAAGAACATTATCGGGTAGATTTTTAACAACTTGTTTACCTGTAGTATTAGGTATTAAACCAAAGCGTACTCGTGTACCATTAATAGCTATAGGATCTAAGAACTGTACAGGCGTATAGCCATTTTCAATAGCAGCCTTAACATCTAGGTCACTACGCTTAGTAATAGATACCTTCTGTCCATTAATACCAGGAGCTATGATACTCTCAGCTGGATCAGTAGTGAATCCACGACCATCTTTAAATGGTTTAGCAATCTGTACTTCTTCAATACCATTAAGAGGGTTAGTCCAACGAGCTTCTTTAAAACCTCTGAACTCTAACTGACGCTTAGTGATATGATTCTGTAGTCTCCATGACTCTTCAAGGAATGCACGCTTAGAATAGTATGACTTAACTTCTGCTTCAGTTAACTTAACCTTACCAGATGCAGTCTGTACGTTACCAGCTAATAGATCACCTGGTTTATATACTACACTTGCTTCATCACCTGCTAGTAATACCTCATCTACCTTAACGTTAGACTTAGTACTCAATCCTTTCTCAGTACCCTTCCATACAGTAGCCAGTTGCTTACGCAAAGTAGCTGCCTGTAGTCCACCGAATGTAACATCAGCTACAATCTTATCATCAATACCTTTAAGCAGTGTCTCAGGAGAAAGTAGTTTCTGACCTAAGGCTTTAACAGCACTCTCAGAGACCTTCTCATTAACAGCGATCAATGAACCTGCATCATCTACTGTCCACTTAATCTCTTCTTGTCTAACCACTGGCTTATCACCACGAGTAGACACTTGGTATTGTACAGTGAACCCTTCAGAGTTATCTGCAACAACCTCAGCACGTTGAATAGTACCTGGGTTATCCTTCTTAAGAGCATCAAGATAACTAGTCTGTCTAGATAGTTTCTCTTCTTCAGTCAAGGCATCTATCTTAACGAACGCACCTTCTTCTTTAGCATCTCTAATAGGTTTAACAACTGACTCTTTAATATCATCCGTCATACGTTGGTATATCGGAGACAACTCATCAGTAGCATTAGTACCTATGATTGTGTTCTCCCAGTCAGTAGCATCGGCATCCATCGCCTCACCAACTGGTGTACTATTCTTAGTACGAGTAGAGTTAACAGCTTCTGCCTTGTTACCATAACCTTTAAGCTGCTGTCTAAAAGACGATAGCTTCTGGAAAGATTTCAAAGTCTTAGCAGGTAGTGTAAGAGGAGCTGAAGCTAGTAGTGTACCAGCCTCTACAGCTTCAATACCACCAACAATCTTAGAACTTAGTACGAAGTCAGGATCACTTAACATGCCCATGAATGCGGCTATCTGAAACTCATTCTCATTAGAAGCTTCTACAACAGCATTGAATAGATCTGGTAGTACAGCTTGCTTTAACTCAGGATCTAATACCTGATAGCCAGCCACTACTTTAGTTAATTCTTTTAAAGCATCACCACTAAAGTCAGGGTCAATAGCTTTAATTAGATCATTAGCATCCATAGTAAATGATAGTGGTTGTAAGATAATACCTGTAGCATCCATGATTGAGTCAAGAACACCACGATCTTCAGCCCACTCTCTATAGAGCGCACCCATGAAACCTTTAGCTTCTTGTTCACGTACACTACGAGACAGTGGAGTCTCAGATGCATACGTGTCTGCTAAGATCTTCTGAGCACCAATCAATCCTTTGTATTCATCCTCTACTATATCTAGGCTCTCAAGAGTCTCTTGATATACAGGACCAAACCTTGGATCACTGTTGATATCTTCAGCAACTACTGCACGTACTTCATTAGTAACGTCTTGGGCATATAGTTCTTGGTAAGACTCTCGAGTTAGTGGAACACTAGGAGACATACTAAGTGCTTGCTTAGTATCATCATAAGCAACAGTAGCATCTAACGCAGGGTTAGTAGCACGTCTAACTAATGATGTCTCAATAGAGTTACTCTCAAAGTAAGCATCTGAACTACCCTGTGGTGAGGTCTGTAATGCAGTATCGATATCCCCGAAGTCATCATCAAATGTAAGAGGATCTTCTTTAAAGGATACTGGTAACTGACTAGCAGGTTCTCTACGTGCTAGTGTATCTACTTCTTGTTGAGTAGCTCCCAAGGATAAAGCTTCTTCTTCTAAAGCAACTTGCTTAAGAGATAGTTCTTCTCTTGAGAGATTATTATTTTCTGCCATTGTAATTACCTATAAGAGAGAAGAAAGTCCACCGACAACAGCACCAACCGCTGCACCTGTAGGTCCAAAGTTAGCACCTAGAGCTGCACCTGTGGAGATACCTCCAATCAGGTTAGCTTGATCTTGAGCTTTCTCTGCGTCTCGATCAGCCTTATCTTGTAGAGCTTGTTGAGCAGAAGAGATGTTACCACCTAGTTCAAATGTACTACTTAAGAAGTCTAGATTCTCTTTCTGACTTCTATCAATTGTAGCCATGTCTCTAGCAAAATCTTCTCTAACATTTCTCTGTCCAGTAGACACTTGACTAGCAGCATCAGCACGACCAGCACCGATAGTAGCTAACTGTCTTTGAGAACCTGAGCTAGCAAAGCCTGAACTAGATGCTAAGTTAGATACTTGAGCAGCAAGTCTTTGAGCTTCATTCTGAGATTGTGTACCAGCACGTCGTAGAGATTCTCTTTCTCTAAACATCTCTCTTGTAGCTGTTTGCTTAGCTTCTAATCCAGAATCTATTTGAGAGGAGACTGCTTGTTCAAACTGTTTAAGACTTAGTAGTTCTTGAGAAGTTTTCTTTATAGCTTCCTGATTTCCAGAGACTCTAGCAGCAGTTAGTTCTTTCTGTAATGTACTCTCATTACGTAGTCTAGCAAGTTCATCAAGTGCTTTATTACCACCTGCCTGCTCCTTAGTAATAGCATCACGTCTATCCCTCTGAGCCTCTGTGAACTGACCACCTTGATCACGTACATCTCCAATGATGTCACTACGTTCTTTTCTTAGAAGGTTCTGTTCTTTCCTAAGACTCGCAGTAGTATCACCACCTTTTTTTACAGCTTGACCTACCGCCTGATCTCTGTTTAACTTCAACTCTTCCTGACCAACCCTTCTATTATGGGCTACTCGTTCAAGAGCTTGTTCTTCCGCAGTTTTAGCCATAACTAAACCTTCCTATTAATACCGAGGTCCATACCCCAGCCTAGTAATCTGCAATCCTTTCCAGGACCAGATTCAAATCTAAGAGACAGTGCTCTACCTCTACCTGTTAATCTATTCTTAGTAGTTAAGACTGATTGTTGGTAGTTAAAAGTATCACTAGCGTCTTCAGGTATATATAATCTATTGTAACGATAAGCTTCGAAAGGAGGATTCACCTTAGGAGCTGTCTCATCGTCTACGAAGTCCCACCATGCTGAGATAACACAACTACTTTCATTAGTAGGTGTCAAGTTACCATCACCATCATCTGTGAAACCATCTTCAGTTCTATTGAAAGAAGGTAGGATATAACCAGCTTGCTTCCATCTCTGAGTATCACCTAGATTTAGATAACCTGTTTGAAGTACAGCAGTGTAGTCTTGACCTACGTCATCGGAAGAAAAGAAATCCTTAAAGGTAGTACTTCTATAACCTGCAAATCTAGTATTACTATCAACACCAGCCTTAGTACTACGTACAGTGTAGACAAGGTTATCACTTACAGGATACTCTTCACCACTTGACTGTGGGAGTTTCATTAAGAAACTGTTAGCAATCCTACTAGGTCCAGTAGCAATAGTATTAGTATACCAACTATTGAGAACCTCATTATAGATTAACTCTCTGTCAAAAGTAGTGTAGTTCTCAGTAGCATATAACCATCGAACAGTTTGATCACTGGGAACATACGTTCCACTCATATAAGCCTTAGCTTTAAAAGGGATCTCATTCACGAGACTCTGTATTCTATCAGCTGATATATTCCTAGTGATGAATTGTTTACTATTGGCATCGAATGTTAATTGTATAATACCCGCGTCACTCATATAGTAAATAACTTCACCTGCTAGAGTGATGTGGTGATTTTGATAGAGTGTTCCTAACCCACCGAAGGATAATTCTTTATAATCAAAGAGAGCTGCGTCACTAGTAATCTTCCTTATAGATAAGTCACTAGGTCTTATAATATCTTCTCTAGCTAGAAGTTCAAACACACCTTCTGTACTAAAGATCACAATCCTAGATTTTAGAGGGACCATCCGAAGAGGAACACCTACTAAAGAGATGTCTATATAACCACCATCAGTATCTAAGCCTTGATTAAAATCCCTAGAAGTTGGGTCGTTAGTACCTGTACACTCTCCATACCTTTCGATATCATCGAGATTAGCTTTATTAAAACACAGTGTAGCGGTACCCCATTGCTGAGTACCAGGAGTGTTTAATAGATAGAAAGATCTTCCATTGAACTCTGCAATATCTACAATAGATCCCCAAGCATTCCCCCCAATACCTCCTGTAAGAGGTCCATAGCCTTGTGAAGCTAATGCAGCGTTCCTATCAGGTCTTGGGTTAAAGATGTTTACAGGGTATCTTCCACCAATAACTTTAGCGTTTATATTATTAGATAGTTCAACCCAACTGGTAGTAAAGATACCAGTCTGTGAATCTAAACCTAAGTTCATATTATCAGAACGAGAAGGATGTAGACTACCAACACTATCTGCTTTAAAAGCTGTGATGTTTGTAGAGTTCCAACCTTGGTTAATCAGATTATAGGCATGATTAGTTGTAAGAACACTAGGCCTATCTTCATCACTAACACCTGCTTCAGACTTCCCAGGGAAATCATTAACTGTTATGAACACATCTGTCGGAGCACTTACAGTCGTACCATCATAAGTGAATACCTGTAATGCAGGAGTAGAATAACCAGGTGAATAATCTATCCTGGTAGTCCCCATCAAAAGATTGTTTCTAAAAGAACTTACAGATGTAAAGTAACCATTTGGTAATGTAAACGATGATATGAAGTTTGTTTGGGAACCTGTTGCAGTAGGCAGTCTGAAAAAATCAACTGTGTTTTGAGCATACATAACTAATATGTCAACACCATCTGTATTCTTACCAGCCTGTCTCCATATAAAATGCCCATAAGGTTGAGTAGAAGAAGGTAGTAAACTATTAGAAGCGTTGGCAGGTGAGTTATTTTCTAAATCTAAACCGCGTCTCTTCCTTAGAGTACCCTTTCTTTCAAGAACATAATTATCTAACTCTAGTGCAAAATCTCTAGGGTAGTTAATAGGGTTTGCCTCGGTCAGGATACCACCTACGAATGTATTAAACTCTTGATTAACATCTGACCTTGCCATATTAAACTCCGTCGTACGTATGGTCTAGCTTAACAATAGATTGAATCTCAGCTTTAATCTTACGCTGCTCATCTATGTTACCTTGCATCTCTTGGTATCTACTCAGTGCAGCTATCGCTAAGTTAGGAGCTGTGAAGATCCCTTTCAATTCTTTAGGAATCACACCACCGCCTTCACGATAGATCTCATAGTTCCCGTAGTTATCTGATCGACGAAAGTTTAATTTACGATCATCTACTTGGACTTCTTCTGTTTTTAATTTAGGCATTAGGTCTTATCCCCTGAGTATTTGTCTAGTTGTGGATTACGGTCAGACCCTGACATATGACGGGTACGTCCGTAGTTAGGTGTTTTAATACCACCTGCTAGTGCCCACGCTTTACGGGACAACCAGTTACTTTGTTTCTGTGCTTCACGTTCTACTCGAGCATTAATCTCTTGACGTAGTACGGAGAACGCTTGTGCTTTAGACTCAGCCAACAATGAACCGAAACCTTCATCAGGTAAGTTCGGTATGAAGTCATCAGCCATTTCAAAGTCCTGTTCAATGTAACCAGTACACTGACTATTAGAAGTTTGAAGGTTAGTCTCTACATCTGAATCGTATGAATCGAATACGATATATGTTTCATCGAATGATGTCCACCACATAGGAGGAGTATCGTTACGTACTTTGATCTGTATACCACCAAAGTCATTAACAAGGTCGACGTTATCAGCAGTCTCATTTCTTGAGTTAGTTTGGTCTAAGAAAGATTCAGGTGCTAGATATTGAATAGGTTGTAACATCTTACGATCTGAAACATCACGCTTCTGATCATAGAATAAACTTATTAACTCTTTCATACCCGAAGGTGCTTTCATGTAAGTAGGTTTAGTTATATCCGATAAACTATCTAATGCAAATGTTCTTTTCTCTTGAGGCCAATTACGATTAGAGATTAAGTTATAATAAGATGTTTGTACAATCTGAGCAACTTGTAAGCCCTCAGGTGTATCATTGATTGAGTTAACAGGATCACTGTTAAGTGCATTCAGGATGTCCTGAACCATGTATAGCAATGTAAACTTTGCCATTAGTAATCTCCAATAAGAAAGAAAGGGGACCGAAGCCCCCATATCTATTAGCTACGAGTTACGTGAATGTACTCGATAACAACCTTTAGACGACCATCGTCAGTTGCTGTAGGTGTAGTACCATCTAGCAAAACTGAAACTTCAGTATCGACTGCAAAGCTTGCAAGCCATGTGCCCTGCTTAGTGCTAGTGATATCAGTGATACCTTTAGCTTCAGCAGTTGCTTCATCAATTACAACACCATTAGTTGTAGCAGTACCAGTAGTACCGATAGCAATAGATGGAGTAGTACCGCCAAGATCAAATGCTTCTTCAACATCTGCATATACATTAGTAACTAATGCATTTTGAGGGATGACTGTAGTTAGAAGTGGAGCACCTTCAGTAAGGTTCTTACCACTAAATTCTAATACTTTTTGTTGTACAGCGCCATCTAATTTAAGATCGCCGCCTAGCCCTTCAAGGGTAGTACGAGGACCGTAGAAGTTAGCTACGCCTAAACCGGTGTTTGATTCAAAACCCATTTTAATTCTCCTTATTCAGTTGCTGTACGAGAAGCTAGGATGATACCTAGACTATCTACACGTTGTACACCAACGCCCCAACGAGCTGTAGTTAGGAACTCATCACGTTGAAGATCTTTGTTACGTTCAGATTCCACCTTAGGTGGCTGACGCCATGCAACCATCATTGGTTTAGTTTGGTCATCCATGATGCTCATGAATACGCTAGCTTCTGCATCAGTAACAGTATCGCTACCAATAGTTTCAGAGGCTACTGCATCAAGGCGAGTAGAAACCCATAGGCTCCAACCATGAAGAGTAATAACAAACTGGTGATTCTGAGCGAAGCCAGTTTCCATGATAGCTTGGTTAGTTGGATTCATATCTACTTGAGATGTAAGTACAACTTTCTTCTGGAAAGTAGCGCTTACTGTAGGAGATACGATACCTACACGACCCATTGAAGGTACGTTAGCACGGTCAAACGCTAGGCCCATGTCGATTAAATCAGACTCAGACAAAGTGTTGTTAGTACCAGAGGCAACATAACGGTGAGCAAAACCATTGATTTCGTTAGCATCTGAAGCAGTTTGTGCTGCGTTAGCAGTTGCTAAGTAACGAGTTTCAAAGTTCTCTTGAATAGCACGAGTAGCTTCTTGAGCATTCGCAGCATTCAATGCTTCGATCTGGTTACCATCTTGACGTAGTACGTCTGTGATGAACCATGCGTCACCAACGTAATCTGTGATACGTAGTTCAACGTTACCAGTTTCGATTGGGCTGTAAGTTAAAGGAGCATTTTCAGAAACTTCTTGAATCTGACGAGCACCGATAGTTTTGATATTAAGTACTTCACCCATACCGAAGTCAGAAACATCACGGTAGAAGATAGTAGGTAAGATCTCAGCATCTAGATTACGTCCTAGATATTGAGAATATTGTTGGGCTTCGATAAAAGCCTGTGTGTTATAAGTAGTAGACATTAAAGTTTTCCTTATTCAAGTCCAAGTCTTTGATTAACTTCTGCTTTAGAAGCTTGCCATTCAGACACAAGTGTCTTCATAGTTGACCCGACCTTACGGCGGGGTGGTGCAGGGATTTCCTTACCCTTATTAGCCGTATCAACAGCATCTATATTGATAGTAGAGCTAGTGTAATCACTAGCTGGTGTGCCCGTTCCGTCCATTCCGAATAGCTTATAAACAGCTGTCGGTGTAGTTTCAGACAAAGTAGCTAACTGGTCACGTGACATACCTAAATCTTTTAGGCGGTCAGCAATCAGTGTAGAAGCTTTTGCTTCGTCTCCATTACAATGTTGAACCAGGGTATCAACCACAGATTTCCGATTACTCTGGCGAACTTTTAATTGTTCGTATCCTTCCATCATTGAGTAAACATCTTCCTCACCAAGGGTAGCAGCTGGTGGCTGTACTTCTTGTATGAAGGCTTGTTGAGCGTTCGCTTCTTCTTGTAATACTTTAGCGGCATCACGTTCAGCACGAAGCGTTATTGCTTCTTGTTCTAAACGTTTGATATGCTCTTGAGCATAGATGGTGCCGGTTAATGCATCTTCAACAGAAGCATATTTCTGTAAACCTGTTTCTTCATGACGGATAGCTTGAAGCTTATCAGCATAAGGGTTTACATTTGGTGTAGCGCTAGTGGTACTAGTGTCTACTGCAGGTGCTGCTGTTGGTGCAGCCGCTTCCTGTACGTTAAGAATATCTGACTGGTCAGTCATTTACTACTCCGTTATATCTTACAAAGATTAATTATTTTTTGCATAGTTCTCTGAGTAGCATTACAGTCAACCTGTAAATACTCCCAGTTGGGTGTATCATAGTAGTGGTCTACTTTCTTTTGCTCACTCAGTGAACATGCGATTTCTTTTTCTAGCATCTCTACTAGTCTATCCAAGACAACCTTAGAAGCATTGATCATACTTCTAAACTCTTCTTGCTTGATAGGGTCTTTGCCCAGATGGGCGGTCCACTTACTATTCATCTTATATACTCGTTGGTGTTTGTTGTTCAACCGCAAGTTGTTCTTGGATTTGAATAGCAAGACGTTCCCTGTTGGCCTGTTCAAACAGCTGAGCATTTTCTTGGAATAGTTGGAACCTTTCTAATTGAAGAGCTTCTTCAACTAGCTTGGTCAACTCAGTACTATTCAAGTTAGGTAAGATCAATTGACCTACCGAGCTATTGAATAGTTGCAGTAAGTTCTGCATTAGTTGTGCTTGAGCTGCGAAGTGTCTAGATCCAATAGGACGTAGTTTACCTGCTGCTGTAATATCTTCTTTTGTTACATTCATGAAAGATACCACACCAACATCTGTATCCATAACACGAATAGTATCTACCATGTCAAGGTTACGGCGTGCCACTTCTAGCATAGCATTTAGTAGGGGTTCTAATAAGTTAATCTCAAAGTTATTAATCTTAACTTGGAAGATCCTACCTGCTGCATTCTGAAGTTGTTGTACTTCGAAAGCAGTCTTCTCACCAGGAGTACGGATACCCATGGCTTGTTTAGGTGCACCTGCAAACTCTTCCATACGTGCTTCTAATAAAGCAATCTGGTTATCTGCATTAAGCGCTTGAGCTGGTGGAGCTAAGAACTCTACACTTCCATTCTCATTAACATGAATCTCTTCATTAGGTGCCCATGTAAACTCTTCTACTTCCCCACGTACTAAGAACGGAGGATAAGCAATCAGATCGAATACATCTGCTTTAAGATTCTCTAGGTGGTCAATACGATATTGCATACCTACTAGATTATCTAATGGACCCATAGCCCAACCATTGTCTGGACGTGATCTCCAACCTACATGATACTTAGTAGAACCTAACCATTCAGGTAGTGGCTCATCAAGTAACACAGTCATACGGTCAGCGATAACGATACGACGATTGCGCATCAGCTTACCAGATTCAGGATCAAAGATATCACCTTCAAACTCTAGTAGCTCTACCATACCTGATCGTAGATACTCAGAGTAGTTACCGAAGCCATCAACATTGAGGCCTTCCCACATATCAGTATCTTCTTTGCTACTGGTACTAGCTCGAGAAGCTTCCGCTCTCATCTCCTCAGCAACCTTAACAGCTTTCTGTAAGCCTGCGTTCTGAGGTTGATCTTCAGCATCCTTCTTAAGTTCACCCATGTTCTTCAGTGTACGTACTACCTTGCTAGACTTATTAAAGCTCTCAGCTAAGGGATTGAATACAATGTTGAAGGGATGAATACGTACAGCACGAGGGCCGATGTATTGAGGGATCTGTTCACCAGTAGCTGGATCTTCTTTAAACTCTTGTACAAACTTGACATCAACAAAAGCATTGCCGTAGTCGATGTAGTCTAATAGTAACTGAGAGATAGTTTCTCTGAAGTTATCTTCACGAGTCTTGTTAGCCATGTAAGCAGTGATAGCATCTTTCTTAGCAGCTACCTCAGCCTCTAAACTATACCCTTCCCACTTCAACCAATTGTCATTGGGGAATGCAGCAGCGATATAATTAGAATGTAAGTTATCACGGATCTGTGTGATCTTCGGTAACGTAGTACTGTTCTTCCAAGGAAGGGTACTGTTACTAGTCTTAGTTGTGTCGGTTGCGAATAGATACTTGCGAAGTTCTTTCTTCTCACTTATCCACTCTTGACGCTGGTTATTCCATGAGTTCCAAATACCACTGATAGTATCAGCCTTTGTCTCTGGGATAAACTGCGTATCGGTTTCGTATACTTCACCAGTCATAGTGTTTCCTATCTTGTACCGAAGCCACCAAATCGTGGGTGTGATACTATATTACTTGTTTTCTTTAAACGCTCTCTACGTGATGTAGGTGGAACTGCTATCTCAATAACAGCTGCAAGAGCATCCTTGATGTCGTCATGCGCGGGTCTAGCTAGTACTAACTCTTCTTCTAGCATAGGGATGTAGCCACCCTTATAATGCCAGATACTTTGATTCTCATAGCGAGGTTCAAGTACGGCTGCCATACGTTCTTCTTTAGCACCCATGTACCTATTAGGTCTGAACTCATCTATAGATAATGAGAGACCTTCCTTGGTAAACCTATCCCTTAAGTCTCGCACAATTACTTGTTGAGCGACTGTTACTTCTGCCCGTAGTTTACGGAACTCCCAGCGTGTATATAGTTGTAGTACATGTTCGAAGTACTCACTGATCTTATCAGTTTTAAATCGATCTATGTCTAGTATGTATATCATACCATCGGCGTCTATACCGATAACAACTATCGCTGTGTAATCAGCCCCAGCCTTTAATGAGAATGCAAAGTCAATGTGTGCATAGACATTCATAGGCCTGCCGTTATATGTCCATCTTCCTCCAGACATCTGAATAAACTTAGGGTTGTAATATTGAAAACAACCTCGGCTTATCCTTTCCGATTCAGGATCGTTTGGATCAAGATAGTACTGGGCATGGAACTGGACTCTGTCCAAGTACTCAGCTTTTATTTGTGCAAGTATCTGATGACTAAAGCCAAAAGCTTTACCATCACCGCGGTGAGTGCGGGGCCATATGAAGACACCGTCTTTCTCTACAGGACGCTCGAGGATGTCCCAGAGATCTCTCTCACCAAGTATTTCACCATCGTCATCCACATCGAATACCTTCTGTTCTTTCCAAACAGAATAGATATCTTTAGGATGGTAGGTAGTGCCACAACATTTAATCATGCCACCCGCATTCTTGATCGAAGACATCTGTGACATAGAGGCCGCAACCTTACGTCTACCTTCTTCAGTGTATGCGTTATCAGGAACGACAACGTCGTCTCCCATAATTACGTCAGCGTGCAAACCACAAGTGTTGGTAGTAAGACCAGCAGTACGGACAGTAGGGTCACGTACACCTTCCTCTTTCCTAGCTGGGTGATCGACACATATTTTTGTAGCAGACCATTTCTCACGGCGTCCTTCCTCAGGGTCTAACATATTTGGCCAGAATGTTCTATACACACTAGAGTCTAATATATTTTTGATAGCGACTAGTTGTTGTTCGGCCAGTTCAGCTGTTGCTGAGATGTATAGTATAGTTGTTTCGGGATGCTTAGTAATCCACCAAGCGCACCATACTGCTAGGCAATGGGACTTCTGATGTCCACGTGCTAGTAGTAATAATTGGTTAGTCGTGTGATCTTCGGAGCTAATCCACTGAAAGACTTCCTTATGGATATCTCCATAAATTCGTAAAGGGCTTACGAGTTGTGCAAAATAAAGGAGGTCATCTTCAGCTGCTTTCCTAATCTCTTCACTCTTCTTACTTTCAGTTGTGTTAGACATAGGTTACCGTTCTTTCTTTTTCATTCGATCATAGTGTGCATCAATAATGTTTGAGACCTTAGCTGCTTTACGTACTTCGCCTGTCTTCTCTGCTTGAGAAGGAGCTCCACGTTTCCTAGCTGTTTTAACTTCCCAGCCTTTCTCTGCTAGCCATTTAGATGCTTGATAGTCTCCGTCTAATGATTTCTCATAGACACCCTTCACACCTTTAGATCTTAACATTACTTCTAATTCTTCACGCCACTCATCAACGTGGCTCTTGATCCTAGCTGACTCACGGACTTTCTTCCAGTGTGCCCAAGATGCAAAGTATTCTTTAGCGAACTTGTATTCAGTTGGATCTTCTATCTCAAGATAACGTTTACGTAGAGAGATAAATGTTTTACCATCCTCTACTACATCGTCGTAAGACAAAGTGTATATAGCTATCTCCGGTTCACTTACATTCCATTCTTTGAACAGAGCATTCGTGTAGAAGATATTATTCTCTGTAGTGAACTTACTCATCTAAGCTATCCTTTCTATTGTGAACTGATTGAATCTGTCAGTGGGTTGATTGTATATGACACCTGCAAACAAATAAAAGACTATATAATCATTAGCTGCTAGAGTCACTACAGAGTTAAGACACATTGTAATAAAATTAGCCGAGTTGGTATAACACATGCCTTTATGATTAGACTGAGTTGGAGCTGGGTTATTAATACCAATCATCACCCTGTCAACAAAAGCACCTGATTTTTTAAACGGATTCATAGTTATTCTATAAACACCAGCCTCTGGAACTGTGAACCTACCGTTACCAGTATTGTAGCTGATGCCACCTTGATCTACAAAGAAGTCATCAAACCTAATTACTGCGGGACCCGTAAGATCTGTAAACGTACCCATCTGTCCAGACATAATAGGACGGTTACGTTTAACACTATTGGCTATGCCTCTATCTTGCTGCTTCTCTTTATCATGACTGTAAGGCATAAGTAATCCTTATGGGTATGTAAGTATTAGACTTGCATCTGCTGAAGTAGCTCTGATAAAGTATACAACATCAGATGAGAATAGTGAGGCATCCCATTGAAGACCAACTACTCCGTTCACAGTCTGAGACAATGTTACAGCAGTAACTGGTGCGGTTGCACCGAGAGTAGTACTCAGTTCAAATGAACCTGTAGTAGCTACACCGATAGGAACTTTACCACCAGGGAACTCATGTAGAGAAACCTTGTTACCTATATCATTATTCAGATTCCAGCACATGGTCATGACATCGCCAATAGCAGTAGCTGTGAAGAGTGGTTCTTGAAGACCTTCTATAGTCGCTTCGATCACAGGTACTTCATTAATGTGATCTGCTGTATCTCTTGTATTAGTCATTGTTATAACTCCGCGTCGATGTCAATGGTCGCAGTAGCACCATTAAGCCTTGTGAGGAATAAGTCCCCAACTACGTGTGTACCTGAACCTCTTGTCCACAGACACCTACCTGCTGATAGTTGAGCATCAAGTGTACCAGCAAGTGATCCGGATGTGACTACAATAGAAGTATCAATCCCTTGTGCATCGCCTGCGTAAGATATAGTAGGCTTAACCCTTTTAGTTACATAATTAAATACAACATATGCAGTTGTAGTAGAATCTGCAAAGCTAGTCGAAAGCGGATACTCATCACCATCGCCTGACAGTCTCTCAAAATACCTTTGACATCTAGCTAACTGATCAGCTGGTTTAACAAACTCAACAGCAGTTGCACTATCTCCAAACTCTAGTTGGAACTGAGCTAAATCAAATGAACCTGTTGCATCACCATTGACACCTATACTATTAGTACGACTATTGAAGTCACTACCTGCACGTTGCCATAAGTTAATCTCTAGATAGTCATTACCATCAGTACCGAGAGTCTTACCTGCAACACTAGGTATGGTAGCTGTTACAGTGTAACGTGCCCAAGCAGTAGTTGTAGGTACAGTTGTAACTGATATAGAATCTACGGTAGTTGATGGAGAACCACCAGTACCAAAGTTCTGTACGAATTCTACTGCTATGTTCTGAGAAGCATCTGTCTTAGCATAGAAAGATAATGTAACTTCCTTACCAGAAGTCTTAGTCACATCTTCTATACGATGAGCTAGTAAGATGAAGTTGCTAGTACTAGCTGCAACACCGTTCATGAAAGATCTTAAGTAGTAATCTGGATTACCTTCAACTTCTGTCTGTCCTAATGCAAATGCTTGTTGACTCCATGTCGCACTGTTCTGACTCCAGTTATTATAGAATCTATCTACTGTTTGGTAGCCTACAATAGTAGCGCTTGTACCACGTTGCCAAACTGAAAGGTCACCATTGATAATCTCATTTCGATTACCAGGGATAAGTGCTTCAGTCTCTGACTTGCTGTATACATCTAAGTTAGTACGTGATACAGGAATACTGACAACATCACTTAAGTTGTTGTTAGTCTGCATTGCATTACCAACTATGAAAGCTTGGAAGGCACGGAACATAACAATGTCATTAGCGGATACAACTGGAGTAGTTAAGACTACAGTAGTTCCATCCATAGCTGAGTAATCAGCTTGAGCTAGTTCAACACCATTGATAGATATCATTAAGAAGCCAGGATCATACATTACATTGAATGTATCTTGACCAGCTACATTAGTAAACTCAGTCTCTGTAAACGTCTTAGGTATAACACCAGCTGCTGATACAGCTTCTACACCACCAACGAATAGTTGATCAGTGTTAGTAACTCCAATGTTTAATATATCATTAGAGTTCATATCGAGATCATTAAGCATCTCGTTAGCTTCACCCATAGGGTTATCACGATACAAGATCTTATCATTCATCTCATCTTCGATAGCCTGGAAGTTTGTATTAAACAAACTAGTACTAGCAAAGCTGGATAAGATTGTATCTAAAGTAATCTTTGCCATTAGAGATTATCTCCTGGAATATCGATAAGAGCATACTGATAGAATACATCTACGATTGAGTTATTAGTAAGTGATTGTGCACGTACACGTAAGTCAGTCTTCTCACTAACTGAGATAGGACCTGGTACACGTACGTTAGTGATACCACTATTAACCAGAGCTTGGATAGCACGGATGAAAGGAGTACCTACTTCATTGTCTCTAGTATCAAAGTGTACACGTACTAGATCATTGTTACCAGTTGAAGTAGTAAACTCTTCTAATAGAAGAACCTTCTTAGCTGGAACTGTAAAGTGTGCATTCTGTAATGAACCTACACCAGGATCTATCTGACCCTGATCTGTAAGATCTACAGAAGCAGTGATATTGATTGTACCTATGTTAGCTACACCATCAGCTGCACCAGATTGTAATACGATAATCTCATTCAATCTGAAGAAGTCTTGAGTAGTAGTTACCGTAGTAATACCATTCATCATAACAACTTCTGATATCTCAAGGAAGTCTGCATCTAGTCCTTCGACCAATAAGACCTCAGCACCTGCACTACCTACAGTATCTGAAGCTGAATCAGAAACTATATTAAGAGGTTGAGCAACTGTAATGTAAGATAGTGTACCACCTACATTCCATACATCCTCTTCAGCACCTGTATCCACATCTCCGTTAGTACCGAACTGTACACCAGAATCAAAACCATCTACTAAACCAGAAGAAGCTTTCCATCTGAATACTGAGTCTGTACCTGCACCTAGATTGTTATAGCCTTTCCACATTGCATCATTTAAAGCTGACATAGTTATATACTCGCTGGTAGAAGACTAGGAGTAGTGACAGCACCACCTTTACTAATCGTAGCAAATCTTAAATCAAATTCCATAGTACCTGGACTACCACCTGTATTAGTTACTACTAGTGCATATGCAGTCTCTGGTCTAAGGATTAGACCTAAGTCTAATGAGATAGAAGCTAGGTCCGCTCCACGATAACTATCTTGTAAGAAGATGTTCTTAGTCCAGATCTTAGTACCCAGATCAGAAATAGTAGGTTCTTTCTCAGCATCCTTCATTGAAAGAGGCTTACCTACTTTATTCCTATTCATACGTAAAGGTATGATCTGCTGACCAGACCCTTGTGTATACTCTGTACCTTCATATAATTCAAATCGATAAGTCTGATCTGATTGTAATACTATAGCAGTAAGTGCAATTGATGAGTTACCTGATTCTAAGACGTACTCAGTTACAGCTCCTATTCCCCAATTACCTGATTCTATTGTATCTGTATATATGAAGTCATCTCCATCCAGATTTATGTTTGTTCCATTAAATCTATTCGTATTGAATAGAGTGCTAGTCATCGTAGCCATGTTTGTATCTCCAGAGCAATTGTATGGACTTCTAAGCGTGTTTCAGGAGCGACCCTATGCAATCCCCCTAGTTGGGAACTACCTACGCTTAGAAGAGCTTACGTTCAGTATCAGGACGATACTTCACCATACGTTAACTCTTATAACGTTATATTAAATAAATAAGTGGACTTGGGATAGCCATCCCTCTTCAGGTGCCACTTAGACCCGGAGTATAGGATGTTTATAGTAAGTGATAATCTAAAGCTTAGATTAAAACGTAAGTACTTAATAAGATACTCATTCGGGGCTACACCCCTCATTCGTATCATTATTTAGTATCTTTTAAAACATCTTATAAAAATTAGACATAATCTAACTGAGAAAGTTCCCTAGAACTGAAAATAAATTTCATAAAAAATAATTTATATGAGGTGCTCTTGGCCAATTTGTTACAGAAATTTCTGAGTTGCTATGCATTAGAACAAGCAGCACCCATAACCCCCTGTACCCTACCTGATAATCATTCGTATTCCGACTATTATAGTGCTTTTCACCTACCCTCAATTCTCATTCTCATTAGTCTTTCAAGATACTACTCATTCTCATTATGTATCTTATATGATAACTACTCTTATATGACATACATTCTCATTAAGTACACTCCTACTATCTATATATAGAACCTTAGATACATTCTGTTACATAACAATACATTCTGTTACAATTATCACCTTGAATACTACCTATATCCTGCCATACTGCTAAGCATACCAAGTCATTCACAATGAATGACCTCAATCAACAAGGTAACTTGTTATGTCTTATTCATCTTATAGATACCGTATAGCGGACTTCCTTGAAGCTGCTAACTGGGATAAAGAAAAGGCTAAGGACTTGGCTTATAGGGCTGCCAGTGGCAAGATGTTTGCATGTAACAATGCTAAGCAAAGGGCTACTCGTATATGGTCACATGCTACTCAGACTTACTTGGTAGCTGTATGTGGTAGAGGTACTGGCTATGCCAATTAATCCTAGAGGATTCATTTATGCAAACTAGATACCATGTATTCCTGCTTAGTACATATCAGTCTAAGCAAGGTGCCTTAGATGCTGTTAAGCGTACTGTTATCATGTATCAAAAGCAAGGTTATGCGACACAGTACAGGTACAGCGACGAGAAGCAGGGCTATGTCTTTGTATGGCGTAGCACTAAACTGTCAGACAATATCAGCATGGCTCATGCGCTAGGGCATTCTAGTACTGGCTGTACTGTTAACGAGAGGGTTTAACTATGATTGTTAACCATAGTGCTATTATAGATTTAGGTACGGCTGTTCAACAAACACTACACTACTTGTTTGTAACTGGTAATGTTGAAGTGACTAATGAGTTTCTTTTAAAGCTGGCAGAGATAGCTTTAGAGGGTAAAGTACCTATGTATGAGCAAGGGGTATAAGAATGTACGACCTTATAGTAATGCGTTCTTTGCAAGTGTTGTGTGTTGGGTATATGCTGGCGGCTATAGCTCAATCATTAGGATTGATTCCGTAATGACTGACTATAGGAAGCAGTGGCTCAAGTGCATAGCACTACCAGTTATAACAGTTTGTTTTTTAATTACGCTAGATATTCTAGCAAGGTAGAGTGAACAATGTTTGAAGTGACAGTGTATATAACCGATATGTTTACAGATGCGCACGCTATTGTGTGCTGGCCCAATGATATGCAGGATGACATAGCCTATTGCGCTGTGTTTGACAAGGTGAGTGGAAATGTTACAACTGAAGTTATTGATTAAGATTCTGTTATTCGCTGCTACTGTGTGGCTTATAGCCTACTCAGTAGGGCCATTGATACCTGATGCACAAGGCAATGAGACTGGCCGATGTATCATGAAGGTACACAACTTGCAAGGGCATGTTACTGGCAAGCAAATTGCTAGCATGTTTGCAGAGTGTGACAGATTACAAACGGTTACACAATAACAGTAGACTTACTCATTAACATTCTATAACATGAGTGTTAATAGTTAAGACAACTGATAGGAAGTGAGAAGGCGAACAGTAACATGCTTGTGCCCCCATTGTAGTTAGATGGAAGTGAGCGTGCGAATAGTAACCTACTTGTGCCACCTATAGTCTTAGATAGTAAAGGCAGCGCGTGCCGTGTGCCTAGCTCATTACAATTTGGTAGTTAAATCTTGGCAAATGCTGGTAGTTACCCAGTAGTATGAGCCGTAGAGCTAGGGCATAGCCTTAGTAGTCAGGGATTATGTATGCTAGTCACTGCTTAGCAGTCAGCTAGACGCACAATCAAGGGCTTTACGGAATGATCAGCCGAGTCTATATATTAGTTTAAACATTCTAGTTTAAATCTTTTATAAAGTTTATATGTGCATAGGCGTGGCACGTTTGCGCCTAGCTTATGCTTATATAAATTTATTGAGAGGTGTACAACATGGCTATTGTAGTAATCACAGATAGTTTTGAAAGTTTAAACGATGTTAAGTCTAAGGTAGGCATAGCGCGTGGTAGCTACAGCACAGCCGAGAAGGCTGGTGTTGAAGCTGTTATTGCTAGCGTATTGCACTGTCAAACGCACGGCGCAGCCGAGGGTATCATCCTAGTTAAGGAGATGCTTGAGGATGCAGCGCCAAAGCGTGTGCTAGATGCGTTCGTCTACCTATATGCTAAGTTTACTGGTGCTAAGAAGGACGGCACCATAGACCCAGACCGTCAGAACAAAGGCAAAGCATTGTGCAAGGGGCAACCTGCGTACATGGTAGAGCTTGAAGCTATCGACGAGATGGGCCTAGTAAACTGGCACAAAGACAAGCTAGCAACACCTGAAGAAACTAAAGCGGCAGCTAAAACCGATGCTGAAAAGCACGCGGCTAAAGTAGCTAAAGCTATGGAACTTATTCAGGCTGAAGCTAAGGCGGACACAGTGCAAGGCGTACAGCTTAAAGCTATGCTAGAATATGGCGCAGCCTTTAGTGAGATGCTTAGTGCTGATGCTGGCCAAGCTAAAGAGATGCACGACGCGCAGTTAGCGCGCTTTGCTAAGTCAGTGTCTAACAACATTGACCGTCTTAAAAACGCAGCTTAATACATCGTTGTCAGTCCGCCGGACTATAACGGCATAGAAAAAGCCCCCTTGTTAGTAGGTATTTAGTATACCCGCCGACACTGGGGCTTTTTTGTTTCCCTTTGTAACCTAATAGGTGCCATCATGAAAGCAATCAATTCTAAATACACTGGTCGCAAGTCAAAACGTGGGGCCAAGCGTAAGCAACGGGCACAAGCCCATGAATTTTGTGACCAATTCACCCGTGCCGCTGGCAGTGTGGCTGATAGTGTACAGGATTGCGTAACACCGGAAGAATTCTTGCGCTTAGAAGCGCGGGCGGAATGCACACGTCCTGAATTGACAGTGTATCTAAAGGTAAAGCCCTTGAAAGAGCGGGGCTATACAGCTACAGCTAAGTAATACCACTGATCCGAGTGGATAGCTGCGTAATTTGCAGCGACTTTAGCCCTAGTCTCCCTTAATTGTGGGGGCTGGGGTTTTTTTATGTCTCGAATTTCTATTAAGATGCTAGAACATCTTAATGACGGGGGCCATAGCTCGTTATCCTATGGCATATGAACACTTACACCCTAGGTGTGGATGCCCAAGCACTAGCATTCTTACTCAATAGTGCTGCTATAAGGTGACTTATTCGGTGGTGAACCGTACTAGTTGGGCATTGGCCTGCTCTTAACACACAAGTTATGCCAATCCCTAGGGCTGACCTCCTCTTATGAGGGGTGATGCCCGCCTAATACCCGAGGTATACATCATGTTGAAACCATTCAAAGAGGAGAATCAAGGACTGATAGATAACTTCTTAGAACTTAATCAGAAGTTAGAGGACGTCATGTTCAAGGCACAGTACCAGCAAGTAGGCTTACTTAATAATGTCAAGCTATCCATAGCGTACAAGAATGCTACTCGTGCCTTCGCTGAACTCCCTCGGGTAGAGCAAGACTCGCTCATCGACCAAGGTTTACAAGGCTATGCTTTCTTATTAGAAGAGAAGGCGTAGTACTAATACAACTAGGAGATATCCTATGGCAAAACCAAGAGGCCGTACTGGCTACAACCT